AGTAAAGCCGTCAAAGAGCGGACCACCCGGCTGAAGGGCCTGCGGCAAAAATTCAAACCGTCGCCCCGTGGCTTCAGTCGTGGCAAACACATCGCCGCCCGGAATGAACCGCTTGACATCAAGATACTCTGATCGCTCTTCGGTCGGTAGTTTAATCATGTTTGGCGGCATACCCGGCAAACCAAACCACGTTCCCTTCTGCGACTCCGGAAGCATCTTCCGCTCAAGCTCTGTTTCGCCAGTGCCTTCTGCTTCGCCGTATTCATTTACGGCATGCCCCAGCGCAGCCCACTTGGCGTACTTCCAAGGGCGCATTGCAGCGGATTCGGCAAGCAATGGTACTGCACGGTAGCTGTAGGCAATAAACGGGTGCGTCGTATTACGCATCGTTTGAATAATCGGCGCATTGATCTCGTAATCAATCAGCCACTTCTTTGATTCGGCAGCGGCATCTTCTGGAGACATTCCTGCCTTGAGCCGATCCATGAATATGCCAAACCTAAAAATGCTGTCTTCTTGTTGATACGCATCAATGACTTTACCGCCGGTCTTTTTCCACCCAGCGTTAGCTACCCTGAACATCTTGTCCACGTTATCCGTGGCCGGGTTGATGGTTTCTAACTCATCCAACATCTGCCTGCCTTCTCGTCCCAACTCTTGAGAAGAAAAGCCTGCATCAAATACGCCAAGTTTTCTGGCCTGTTCGTATACTTCACTGTCGCTGCCTTTGCGAATCTCATTTGCTGCACGCGCAAGGCTTGACCAGTCTGATCCAGACAAGTCGTACAACATGAAGTTGGACATAATGTTGTTGACATGCACCGCTGGGTTAAGAGCGGTCTTGCCTGTTTTCCAAGCCCTGAGTAACTGCTGATAGGTTTTGAATGCAGGGTTTCTAGACAGGCTTCTTGAGTAATCAATTGCCTTTAGGTCGTTCAGGACTACAGGATCAACGTACTTGCCTGCAAGGTTGCCAAACTTGGCGATGTTAGTTCCCTTGAGTTTGTCAGTCGTGACCTGCTCCCAGCCTTCTTTCGGCGCATCGCTGACGTACTGATCCATCTTGGCGATGTCATCAAAGAGCTTATAGGTCGCAATGTCGTTAGACATCAACTGACCCGTGCGGGCGATGGCAAAAGCCGCATCGTCAATTTCGCCTTTAGCTTGACGTTCTTCTTTAGTTAGCTGGCGACGAACACGAACCTTTCCGCTCTTGGAATCACCAAAACGTTCCCACCCCTGCTCAACAAACTTGGGGAGTTCTTCCTCGGTCACATCAACCACAACGCCACGAGGCTTGAGTTCTGAGCCAATCAATCTCAAGTTTTGTGTGGCTCGCTCAATCAAACTCTGCGGCTTGAGCTTAGTCGTGTACTCGCGATGCAAATATGTTGCGGCGTTTTTGTTAAACGTCTCTGGGCTAAGCAGCCCGACATCCACCATCTTCTGCCCGTAACGGGTGATGGTTTCTCTAGCCTTATCATTAAGGCCAGCCAAAGACTCTACCGGAACTTCTTCACCCTGCATTAAGTAGTAAAGAACCTTACGCTCATTGTCCGGTAGCGTTCTAACGTCCTTGACCAAATCCAAGAAGTCTTCAGACATTTGATTCTTGAAAGTCTTGGCATTGGCCTTAACGTCAAGATAGTCCTGAGGCAATCCATAGTTATCAATGACGCCACGAGAGAACCACTCGGCTACGTTCTGATCGCCAAGCGGAATCTTTTCAGCAAGAGCCTTTGTTGTTTTTGCGCCGCCAAATCCAGCCAACCCGTACAAGGCTGCGGCCATGAGTTGATCGCTAACCGGTGCGTTCTCATCAAGCGTTTCAAGACCAAAGGCCGACGAGGCTGCGCCAGTAGCCACAGAAAGCGGATTGCGCTTTGCAAATTCTAAAGCAGGGCGGCCAACGTACTCTTGATACAACTCAATAGGCTTTGCCGCGATACCGCCCTTCAACTGCTCAGGCGTCGGCTTAGGCCCCATTGATGCCGCACGAACCTCTGCTTCCGCAGCCCGCTCAGTTTGCTTGACGGCAGAGGCATAGGTCGGATCTATCTTGACCACATCCTCAATAGTCTTTGCGCCTTGCTTAACCAGCTTTGACTTCGGAGCGAAGGGCAGCGCAAGCTCGGCCGCGGTCTGCACGACTTCTTTAGGAATAGTTCCTTCCGTAGCCTTCGAAACAGGTTCTGCAACAACCGTCTCGATTGCCGCCTCAACAGGCGACAGCACAGAAGTTATTCCGCCAAGCACAGTCTTGCCAAGACCCGCAGCCTTGCCAAGCAGGGTTGGATCTTCAACTAACTGTTTAGCGCCTTCCTGCGCAAGACCGACATTCTCAGCAACTGTTCGGCTATAGACTTCTGGGTAACTCGTAATCGGTTCAAGCGCAAGCTCAGTAAAGGTCTTGGGCTTCTCAGGCGGAGCACCGGAAGCAGGCTTCGGCACGATCCGAGCAAGGCTAGATTCAATGGCAGGCTTAGTCTCAGTCTCAGACACAGAAGGCTGCGTAATCTCACGCTCGCCAATCTTGGTCACCGTTACATCCGGCGCAGCGGGAGGCTGTTCCGAATAGTACGTCTTCTTGACGTAATCAATAGCGTCCTGATTGGTTGCGCCTTCAGGTACTTTGACCTTGTAACGCTTACCATCAGGGCCGGTAACGACATACCCTGCCATAAGTTACCTACTAACCTTCGTCGTCGTCAGGAATGAGTTCTGCCGAAAAACCACCTTTTGCAGCTACCTCTTCGTACAAAGGTTGTCCGGCAAGTTCCACTGCTTTTTTAATTTTTTGCTGCCTTTCATTTGGGTATGGCGCGGCAAATGCAGCGGCTCTTTCTCTTTCGTTGACCGTTGCAAGGAAAGCCTTTGCATTTTTGATAGCCGTATCTTTTGCTGCCTGAGCAAGAGTTAAAGACGACTTTCCGGACGTACTATATTTTGCAATAAATGACTGAGCAGCTCTTACTTCTTCAGGATTTTTGCTAGTCAGCATTTGATTTGCTCTGATAAGCTGCCCCAAAATGCTTCTATCTTCTGAAGAGGTTTGTTTGCCAATAGCGCTGACCTGCCTTTTAGCGGCGTCTTTTTCATCTTGCGATCTGTTCGGATCGTCAATAATTGATTGAAGATCAATAATCTTTTGCGCGTCAGCTTGAAGCGTTCTTTGCTTTGCTGGCTTCATCGACGCTCTGTAAGCAGGCTCTAGTTGTCTCAGCAAACCAAGCGCAGCCTGCTGCCCATACTTGGCCTTAAGCTCATCAAGCCTTGCAATATCTTCTTCTTGCTTAAGCTTGGCTTTCTTGGTGGCCTCTTCTTCCGCAGAGCCATACGCTCCCACATCGCGCAGGAACGTAAACAAATTCTTTCTTTCGTAGAAGCGCGGATCAGACCGATCAGGCGGTGTCGTTAAAGCTGCGGCAAGACCACGAAGGTACTCGCTCTTTGACTTTTCAGTTGGTTGACTTAAAAGGCGATTTCGGGCCTTAGTAATTTGATCCAAAATCTCTTGGTTAGAAGACTCATATTCTTTTAATAACTTGCTATATTTTGACTGAAGTTCTCTCGCACCATAAGGCAATGCGCCTTCCCCAAGACCGGATTCAGCAGAGGCCGAAGCCTCTTCAAGACCGGATTCAGTTGAGTCTACATCTTCTTCAAGCTGCGACAAGTAATCGTATTCGTCTTCCATTTTTAGCCTCCCAGAAGTTTCTGGAAGTAATCATCAAATGATTTAATTTCTTCATCAGAAAACTTTCTGCCACCAGATGGGAAATACTTTTTGTACAAATCAAAAAGAGTTCCAACACCTGTAATTCCGCTAATAGCTTTTTCAATAGCAGATGCGTCGCCCGGAAGAACCGGCATCTCAACGCTTTGCGAAATTTCAGTTTTCGGTAGTTCAACGCCCTTAAGCGCTTCGCTCAAGAACTTAACCTGCTCAGCCGGATACCCCTGCTGCCGGAGGAAGTCTTCATAAGCAAGGCGAAGGTTAGCCTGCTGCATAGCACGTTCGGATTCTCCTACTCCGCCAACGGCCTGCGCTCCACGCAATCCAAGGCCCTGAGCCGTTTCGCCCAGACCGCCGTAACGAGTGGCCAACTCCCCAAGGCGGCTTACATCTTTTCCATAAATGTCCGCTGCCTGTCCGTACCCGGCTGCTAGTGCCTCAGTTTGCTTTCCAAGAACAGATTCTTGGACATCCCGAAGTGCCCGCGCACCAAACTCGCCCATTCGGCTGCTACCACGGCCCGGCCCAAACTGGCCAGCTTCGATAAAGGTTTCACTTACTTCGGGTAAAAACTTTTCTTGCAACTGGCGAACGCCAATGTCCGCAATGCGGTTAACGACGCCTTCGGTGTAGGGGCTCATGTAAGCCTGAGCCATCTGTGGGAAGGTCGTTCCGGCTTGACCTAAAGCCAACTGAGCGCCTTGCAAGAAAGGCTCCTGTGCCCCAGCGGCTTCCTTAGTCATCTCAAATCCGGTTCTCTCCGTCGGCGTAAAGCCAGCAATACGGGGACCGCCATACTGAGCGTAAGGAAGATTGGCTACGGCCTGCGCACGACCCAGCATGTCTTTGGTGTACTGGGTGTACCACTCAGGCAACTGAAGCTGACTAGTTTTTGTACCAGACCCCGGCGTCGGGGCGGTGCCTTCAAACAGGAAGTCTAAAACACTCATCGGGTCAACCCTCCGCCCATATACTTGTCAGGCGATTTTGCGTTTGGACTAATCCGGCCACGCGAGAGGGCACGACCCTTATGCTGCCGGATCTTAGCACGGAATTTATCCATTCGTGCCGCCCCCTCCTTGGGGGAGCCGTCGCCTAGCAAGGCCAGAGTCTCTGCGTCAATGACGTACTCTCCGTCGCTCAAAAGAGCCGGGATCTTGTCCTCGCGGCCTGAGCCGGGACCGGCAACGTATCGGGGGCTATTGCTGCCGCCCTTGGCGTAGTTGGTCAAACCGCCGTGAGCAAACCGGGGTTCGTCCTCAGGGTTTACCACGCTGGCATCGGGGCCTCTGGTTGTTTCAACCTGAGACATTACGTCCTCAAAGAACTTGGCCTCTGGGCCCATGCCGTAGTTGTAGTAGTCAATGACCGGCGAAAGCTGCGTACGTTTCAATTCGTACTTAGGCAACGCACCGCCAAAACCGCCAGTTGTCGGGGTCGTAGTTGGTACCTTCACACCAGATCCGCCCGACGCCGCAGCACCCAAAGCGCCTACTAACTTCAGAAGTTTTTGTAGGTCTTGATACTTACTAACCGCAGCACTAAGCACATCTTTTGCTGACAACGCACCGGGAATTGCTTTACCAGTAGCCAAAGCATCCTGAATGTCATTAAGTTCTTTCTCAAGTGCGCTTGGTTCTTTAATGGTTTGCGGCTGACCAAAGCTGCCCTTCGGAAGCATTTGAGAAAGGGCTGGGATTGATGCCGCTGCAAGAGCGTCAATGGGAGTTAATACTGAAGGAGCCCTAATAACAAACTCTTGCAAAGGGGCTGCGATTGCTTCATCAGCAGCGTCAATCTTTCCTTCCGTTAGATCAGGCTCACCCTGCGGTCTGCCGTAAATATCAACGGGAATGTCAGACGTACCCTGTATCAAAGAAGTTGAAGCAAGTGTGCCGGGGCCAAGCAAAGAAGTCGGCGGAGGTTTAGTTCCTGTAACAACTACTTCTGCAAGATTATCCGCAGGCGGAGTCGTAGTAGTTGCAGCGCCGCCACCCAAACCTCCCGCTCCTGCCGCGCCCGCTGCCCCTAAGGCAGCAAGTTGTCCAGCCGTCAATCCGCCGCCAGTGGCAATGGTAAAGGTCGGCAAAGCAGCGCTGCCCGCTAAAGTAGCAGCGGCAGACCCCGGTAGAATTCCAGTCGGCACTACGCCAGTGAGCGCACCAGCACCCCCTGCTCCCGCAGCCCCGCCAGCACCACCGGCTCCACCGAGAAGCCCCGGCGCAAGACCCGCCGTAAGCATGGCAACGCCAGCGATCTTGGCAAGGTTCTCAACAGTCTTGTCATCCTTGCGAACAAACACCGCCTGCGGGTCAGGATACCCAGACCACTGCGGAGTAGCGCCCATGCTTGTAATGGCACGCTGAGCAGCGCTTTGCGGATCAAATCTAAACTCTCCGCCTGCGTAATCCGGCGGGATGGCGTTGTAGAACTGCTGCATCTCTTCCGACGTAAACGGCTGACGCAACTGCGACAACCAATCGGCCTTGAGCAGACGATCCGTCAGACCTTTATCTTTGGCGTAAGCAAACGCTTCTTGGAACTTGTTCGCTTTGAGCAAATCGCTCAGCGGCTTCATTACATCGTAGTCTTGCTCAACCTTGGCAATCTGAGCCAAGCCGCGATTAACCGTTGCATCAACCAACGGCAAAAGGCTTGGATCTTGAGCCACAACCGATTTGAGGTTCTCGCCAAAGAGTCCAGAGTACGGATTCTTCGCTTCTTCCTTCGCGGCCTCTAGCGCACCTTCTTCGTAGAACGAGCCTTGTCCGCCGACAGAATCCTTAGCGACGTTTCTCTGATAGCGACCCACATCAAGCGGGGGACCACCGCCAAAGGCAGCATCGCCCACGTACATATTTCCAAACGCATTCGGATCAACCAGCCCCGCCAAAGCCATCGCGTTGCCAAGGCCCTTGATCTGCTCTGGAGTCAATTCCATCGGAGCCAACGGATCAACGCCCTCAGGCAACGTCGCCCCCGGTACGTACATGCTTCCTACGGTACCGGTCGGATAACCCTCAGGCGGGACCACACGCGGCGCAGAGGTCGTTGTAGACATGCGGGGGAGAACATCCGTAATCGGTGAAACCGGAGCCACAAGTTCCGGCGTATCGCGAGGAATGTAGATAGGCTCTTCCTCCAGCGGCGTTGACAGCGGGGCCGGGGCAACCATCGGAGTAATCGGTACGCTCTCTTCACGCGGCACAAACACAGGCTCTTCAACAGGCTGCGCAATAGGAGTTACCGGAAAGCTCGGCATGTACGGCGTACCTACGAACTCTTCAACCGGACCTTCTCCAGATGAGAAGCCGGGAATGATTACATCCTGTTCGCTTGGCGGGATGTAAAAGTTCTCTTCATCCAGACCAGCAAGACCATATACGGTCTCCTCTGCGTCCGGCAATCGTCCGTAGGTGTAATAACTAGCCATGGTTCACCTAATCCAAAACCTGATAAAAACGATAAGCCCATTCCTGCCAATCATCGTAATCGTACGGCGAAGGAGGATTTTGTTGAGATATGCCATTGATACCAATCAACCCAGCGCCCCAATTCTGCCACTCTTTTTCAGACACAAGCTGCGGAATAGGGCCGTAGTTCTCTAGATCAAAAACCGTATAGTCAGCCCAATCCTTCAGGCTGTGATACCGAGGATCAGTCAGCAAACTCACGGGTTCTCTCCCAAGATGGTACCCGTAGCCGGTTCGATATGGGCAATCACCTGACCCATCTGGTAGTTCCCGCCGAGCGTGTTGCTCTCAAATCTAAAGCGCAGTTCGCGGCGAATCTCTCGGAAGTACACCAACTGCTGCTGCTTGGTCTGCGGGGTCGCATAGATCGTTTGCGGATCGCTCGTCACATCTGCCGACTTGGCATTGGCGCGACCCGTAATCTCTACGGTCATATCCCCCGCCTGCACAAAGTCCGGCTCAATCATCTCTACCCGAATCGCCATGTTCTGCGGCTGCTCTGAAGCAATCAACGACATGTCCGAGGTTTCAAAGTAAGACTGCACCGGGCGGATCTGATCGCCATTGATCTCATCCACGCCATACTCGTGCTGCCACACCACGTAGCCTTTCGGGTCATTGATGATGCGGGGATTACCGTCTTCAGTCACACGCAGCTCGGAGTTCTCGATGCCACGGTACTGGGTAATTTCGGTATCAATGATGCCGGTCATCAGCGGCGAGCTAAACACCTGCGCATAGGCACCGGCAGAGCGACCACCACCCGGTAGCGCCGTGTCATACCACGTATTCTCACGCACGTTATAAATCACCGCATGCGTGCACTCGGTCGCGTTGCCCCTCGGGTAGCACCACCAGATCTCGCCCCAGCGGGGGATCTTGACGGCGAATACTTTCTGACGCTGGGCGTAATTTAAATTGTCAAAGAACCAGTTCAGGTTGAGCTGATTGGGTACTTCGCGAACGACGCCGTTAAACATCAAGAAGCGGTCAACACCGCACCAGAAGTAGATACCGTCGTACTCAATAACGCTTTTGGCAGAGAGAATGCTGGACTGTGAAGTAATCGTGTCAAACTGAAACACGGGTGCGCCGCCAACATACGTGGCGCGAAACACGGAGTCCAATGACCAGAAGAGTCCGGCAGGCGCATTACCGGCACCGGCACGAAGCGGTAGACCCTTAACAATCTTTTGGCTTGTAACCTGCGCATTACCGGCATCGCCGCCTGCCCAGTCATCGGTATAACCCGCTCGGCTCCACTGAACAAAGCCATTTGACCCATACGCAAACACATACGGCGCAAGCGTGACGATGCCGCCAGAAACCGTAACCGCAGAAACTAGATCCAGTTCGCTTGTGCCATTATCGAAGCCGCGGTAAAGCGCTCCGTTCGTATCGGATGAAATGTCTTCAATGTCCGGCGAGAACAACGCCAGTATTTCGTTGTTTCCTGTGGTCGTGTTATACGCCACATCAAACGTCCAGTTGGCATCAGCATTAGAAACGTAAGCCGGATTGGTTCGGTTCGTGACAATGCTGCTGTTGCCGTTCTGACTCAGGCGGAAACGGAACACGCCGTCCGCAGTGCCCAAGTGAACGTAGGTGTATCCATTGTGGTTATGGATGTGCATCGCCCGAGCAATGTTGTCGAGCCGATCTTGCAGTGCACGATAACCGCCCATCTTTCTCGGCAAGCCGCGCTGGAAACGAACCCACTGGCCGTCCACGTAGTTGTTGCCTTCAAACTTCGTACCGTCCCGCTTGATGCCGGGATCTGGCCGAATGACGATAGGCTGCAAAGGCATTAGTACGTGCCGCCCTTAATGGGGTCAAGGTCAAGTGCTACCTGAGCCGCTGCCGCGTTAGCAGCAGTAAATACCGCGTTACCCACGGTGGTTGCACCCAAGTTGATTCTGGCGTTACTCGCCGTCGTGGCACCGGTACCACCTTGCGCGATAGAGAGCGGCAGACCAATCGTCGAGGTGTCGGCGTCCACCACATCGGTGCCATCGCAATACAGAATCGCCCGAGCAAGCTGAGACACCGTGACACCGGGGGAGGCTTGAGCAGATGTTCGTATTCCGAGCGTGTATGAACCCGAGGTCTGGTTGCTGACCCAGTACTGCTGCACCGTGTTCGGCACAATGATGTCGCGGTTACCGGTCAACGTACCCGTAAAGATGTATGCCGTCTTGTTTAGCTCAGCAATCGAGAGCGTGTAGTTACCGCTGCCTGAGATGTCGATCTGAAGCACGCTAAAGGCGTAGATGGCGGACTGGCCAAAACCAATCGTCCAGAACTGCGTGCCGTCGGTAATGATGATGCACGAGTCGCCCGGTGACAGCGTAAGCGTAGCCACGCCGTTAATCGTTTCCGAACTATTCGGGTCAATCGTGAGATCACCCGTACCGCCGTTACGAACTTGTAAGAACCAGTCGTTACCGAGCGTCGGCGCTGCCGTCAAAGAGAGCGTACCCGCACCACCCGTCCAGACATACGCCTTGGCACGGTCGCTCACACCGGATGTGTAGTTAGCGCTAAAGGACGATACCGGCACCGACTGGTTGAGCGTCGTGGCAATCGCCTTGATACCCAAGCCTGCAAGATTTGCCGCGTCCGAAGCAGAGGCCGATGCCCCATATTGGAACGACCGCCACGTACCCGCTGCCGTGCTGTTATCGGTCAAGTAGATCTGGAACGTGCTGCCCGAGGATGGTGCGCAAATTTGGACACCTGTGCTCGTGACAACCGTGAAGGTATTCGCACCGACGTTATTAAAGAGCACTGTCTGACCGGTTGATGCCTCTCGTGCATCCGGCATCGTAATGACCAGACTCGTCGTGGTCGCATTGATGTCCATGATGGACGCCACTACGTCATTCGTTGGAGCCGTTTCAAGCGCCCAGTCCAACGTCTGGCTAATGGTCAGCGATACGTAACGGTACGAGACATCGCTCGGATAGATGTTCGTTCCGCCGAAAGTTTGAGTGAAGGTGCTCGTCATTTTTACGCCTCACGCCGGTTCGTAGACCGGTCAACAATCTTTTGCAAGTCCTCACCGTTTAGCGCTGCCAGCGCACGGTCATAGTACGACTGCCACAATTGAACACGCTCGTCGTCTTTGACAAACGGAGTCGCTTCCACAAGGCATCCGTACAGCAACAAGTTCGGCGCGTACTCGGAGAGCCAGTTGGTCTGGTTGGTGTCATCCAGCAGCGGCGGCAGTTCGTAATACAGAATCTCTACCGGATACGCCGCATCAGGTGTCGGCCCAAAGATCCAGTAGTTGTAGTTGTAATCTGCATAAAACTTAGGCTGGTCGGTCTGCGTCTCGTTCGGCCAGTAGTCCCTCAGATATTCATACGATCTTGGGTAAATCTGAACGCGAGTGTTGTTCCCGGTGCTGGTGCCGATGTTGATACTGATCGTATCGCGCCATCGGTCGGGCTTCACATAAACCGCCACGCCCGTCTGCATGGACATGGTGACCACATTCTGAAAGCCCTGAATCTTAAGTTCACGGGCAATCCGGCGCTCGGCCAGCGTAATCAGCCGGGGGATCTGCTCAAAGACAATAGGGTCGGTCGCCCCACCACGTTCAAGGTAGTTGCGGATGTCGGACTGCAAACTGGTAAATGTCATCGACGCAGGCATAACCCTCTCCTAGTGCCGCGTCTTACCAGTTAGGGGCAAGACTCATTGGCTCAAATTGTAGCAAATGTTACTTGTCAGTGACCCGTCGCCACTCTGGCTTACCCATACCTCGCGAGAAGTGGGGGGCATCGACCAACTTAATCCCATTCCCACCCCAGCTATTAAGCGGGTTCAGCGACTCCCAATACGCCCCAAGCGGAGCCAGCGTGGCCTTGTCGTAGCAGAGCTTCCCGTCCTTAAAGAAGTTCAGATCCACCGCCCGACGGCTCAGGTGCAGGCTATTCATGGTCTTGCTGCGACCGGCCTTGACGTGGATCTGCTGCTGCTCGGGGCTGCGGTACAACTCGCCGCCTGTGACGACAAAGCCCATCTCGGTCGCCTTCTGGATCAGCTTGCACATGTCCAGCAAGAACGCCGCCTGTTCGGAAGCATTACTCATTTCATGGCCTCCTTAAGCGCGTCGGTCTTGTCCTTGCTGCTCTGGCTAGAACCAAAGTAGTACGAGACGATCTGGCTCGCAATAGCCGAAAGCACACCCAGCACGTAAATGAGGATGTCCTTACGGGTCGCTTCAACCGGGCTGTTGTCGAACATGACGACGCCAAACAGCACAAAGGTCAAAAGCAAAATAGACAGCGCAAGGACTGGGGTGACGATTTTGTTCAATAAAGGTGCTTTGTCTGAAGTCGCAATCGACACTTCACGGTCCCGCGCTGAATCGGTGTCCTTGAGCCGCATCTCTAGTTCGGCCAAGTCAAGTTTGTTCTCTTCAATACGGAGCCGGAGTAATTCCTCTTCGTGCTCCATCTCGGCGGTCTTAAGCGCCATGATGTCCTCGGGGGACATGTCGGGCTTGATCTCAACGCCGAGCTTTTCCTCAACCACCTTCTTGCCCTTTGCCATGACGGCATTGGCCACAAGATTTAAACCGTTAGCAAGCAACGGCTGAACGATGGGAAGCAACGCTGCCGGGATCATTTCTTCGCCCTCACAACGTCATCACCCTTGGTGACAGTTACATGGTCGCCCTCTACGTCAACACGCATGGGCTGTTCCTTGCGATCCAGTTTGTCCAACTTCGCGATCAGATCTTTAATCACCGCAAACTCGGGCTTCTCTTGTTTTTCCGTGGCTCCGGCAATGCCATTTAGCATCGAGATCAGGGCGGTCAGCGAGGCACCGAGCAACCCCATCACTGCCGCGATCTTATCGCCATCAAGGGCAAGACTGGACAACACGCCAATGACCACAATGACGGTGATGTACTTGAGCCCATCTTTACCGATGGCTTTACCGGCAACGTCCTTGGCAGATGAGTGCGCTTCAAGCCGTTGCAACTCGGCCTTGATCTGAACCTTTAAGAGTTCAATGTCGGTTGTGTCGCTCATTTGTCTGCCTTGTTATCTAGTTTGTCAAAGATCTTGCCGAGCATGTCCTTGATCTCATCAATGTCCCGCGCATAACGGGCTTGGTCGCGGTTGTAAGAGTCCTGCGTGACGTAGGTCAGCGGCATTTCGCGTACATCTTCGTCGAGCTTTTCAATTGATCTGGAGATATTGTTCAAGATCCAACCCCCGAACAACCCCGCTACGCCGACGATGATGTTGAATAACACTTGAATTTCCATCACTTCTTTCGCCCTTGAATCACATCTAGGTTGTTATTGACCACCCACAGATACATCGCGCACATCAAGCCCGTCAGCGCGTACATATCCGCGTACCACAAGGCCCAGACCCCGGCTAACTTGATGACGATTATGACCGCCAGCGGCTCGGCATATTCAAATGCTTTTGCCAACACCGGGTTCATTTCCCGATGACCCATCTTGAGCGCCGTTATCGTCGTCCAGATATCAAGAATCTGGAGCAAGCAAAAGATGAGTAGGAAGACGGTATTGGCGGTCATGGCGGGCATCAGTTCGCTTGCGGCTGTTCGGGCTTCGGCAGATGCGGCTCGACCTGTGCCTTGAGTTTAAGGAACAGCGGATACGCCCCCTGCGCTGTCGGGAGTGACCCCAGCAGATTCACGATGGCGACGGCTTCTTCAAGCGTCATTTCTAACTTTGCGTCGGACATTACTTGGACTCCAGTTGTGCAACACGCGCACGCAGCGATTGAATTTCATTTACAAGCATTGGGACAAGTTTGCTGTAATCCACGCCCCA